GTAATGGGTCATGCAAGGTTGACCGTCTTGATAGAATCCATGCGTTGTCGCGGTTGCAGCAGTTGGAAACGCCGGTCCTCCGTCGTTGATTGGTGCGCTCATTTTGATTCCTCCATCACCCCGCACGGGTGCCATGTTTTACCGCCGTCGGTGCTATGTTCTCTGGCGTTCAACCAATAGGATCTATCGTCTGAAGTTTCTGTGTCTATGATAATGCATCGTCCTTCCAATCCTTTGGTCCTCATTATTGAACCCAGCGGCACCTCATCCGCAGTCCACGGGCGGAGGACAGGGGTGGGTTTGATGCGGTACTGTGTGTCGTCCCAGTTCCACCTAGGTACATGTACTAATGACCACTTTCCGTCATACATGGACTGCACTTCCTTCCCATCCACAAATGCCTGCATTACTTTGATGGCTTCTTTGGTTTGTTCGATGTTCATTTCGATTCCTCCACCTTCACCATTGGAACGAAGTCAAGCCGGTTGCTCTCGTCGATTGCGATTCCCCATCCGTTGCGACGGCAGGACAGTTCGGTGGCGTTGTAAACTTCCACCGCCTTCTCGTCCGGCAGGTAAATGGACAGCAGTCCTTTGAATGTTAGTCGTACCGTCTCTGATTTGTTTTGTTCGCTCATTTCGCCTCCTGTCTCTTTAGATATTCACTGACCGCCTCATCTGCAACGTACTGCAGCTTATAGCCTTTGCGCTTTGCGTATTCCTTCAATCTCCGATGCGTGTCGTCTGACACGACAAACATCTTGGCAACGGGACGTTTGGGTTTGGGTTTTGGCGCACTCACTTCAGCCCCTCCGCAATCATGGCGTGCTCCAGGAGTAACACGGCGTCCGCGGTCTTGAGGGTAATCACCTGTCGGGGTTGGCGCTGCTGAGCAATACCCTTAAGGTGGCTCTTCCACTTGGCGCCGTGTGTGGCTTTGCTGCCGACCCCAATTGTCTTCTGCCAGCGTTGTGGGGGCACCTCGATCACCCGGGTCTTGGATGCTGCTATCAGTCCGTGCAGGAACCCAACGTTGTAGCCGAAATTGAACATCGAGCTGCCCGGGGCGCCCTTGCCGCCGACGTAACCGCCGACCTTCTCAATGTACACCACGTCGCTGATCGCCAGCCTGTCGCTCACCAGGATACTGATGTCCTGGTCGGTGGTTGGCATACTGTTGAGGATGACCCCCGAGGGCCCGAGGTAGGCCAGGCCGCCGGACAGGCCCGGGTCAATGGCTAAGATCCGTTTCACTTCGATGCCTTTCTCAGCCAGGCCTGAATCGCCTTGTCGGCCACGGCCTGCAGTTTGAGGCCGGCGGCGAGGCAGTACTCTCGAAGGGCCTTGTGGGTGGTGGGTGTCACGTTGATGGTTTTCGGTTTGGTCATTTCGGAAGGTGTTTCTTTACGCGGAGCCAGTACGCCTCGGTGGCCTTTTTCTTGTCACCGCTGGGTCCGCCTCCGTTCCACTTACGAGCGAGCTGCTCGGTGGTGGCGCCTTTGCCGTAGTGCTTTAGGTAAGCCTCGCACACAGCCCGGGCCGCCACCCGGTTGGTCATGTCCTGGTGCCGGTAGTTACTGCCGGTGATCCGGTTCACGTCCAGGACAACTGCGCGGTGGATCTGCAGGGGGCCCAGGGCGCGTCCGTTGTCGCCGATGGCCTGATCGTTGCCGGAGGACTCCACCGCGATCAGGGCGGTGATGAGGTTGGTCAGGTTCATGGCTGGACGTAGCAGGAGATTCCATCGACCACGATGATGCCGTGGCCGCTGTCGATTATAGCTGCCACAGCGCTGGCCTCGGCCTCGATGGCTGTGGCTGGCCGGATGTACATTCCCGACTTGTAGTCGCACAAGTCGCCGTTGGAATGATCGAATGCCTCGAAGCAGGGCATCGAGCAGAAGTTGCCCATCTCCCGGTCTTCGGGCAGGGGGCCTTGGCAGTGGATGCAGGTGGTGGGTTGGAAGAGGATGTTGCTCATAGTGTTGCTGTTGTTTGCTTTGGTGGTGCTTGTTTGCGCGTTGGCCAGTCGCGCCCCTGGTTGGGTGGTATTGGCCCCACCCGGGCCTAAAGTGTTGTTCGAATTTCAGATCTGATCGTTGATGATCTGACCGTCAGCAGGACCGCCGACCAAGGTGATCGTCGTATGCTGGAAGTCGCTGTCATCGTCGCCGCAGTACCAGCTCTTGCCATCGCAACTCCACCAGCCGTTCTCCTCAATGACGTAGGCTCCTTCAATGACGCAGGCGGCCTCATCCCAGACTGCGTTGAACTGAACGTTGGTGGTGGTGTTTCTCATGTTTTGCTTTGATTTGCTGTTGTTGCTTTCGACGTGATCAAGATGGCCCAGACCACGCTGACGGTCTACACAAAAAACTGTTTTTCTGTAGATTTGAGAGAAAACCCAATGTTTGCAGGGGTCAAACAGGGGTCAGAAACCTAAGCGCTCAGCTCATTAGGCAGCCGCAGGTCGACATACCGCAGCCATTCGTAACGCTCGTAACCTGCACCGACATCGAAGTAACTGGCGGCCTCGACCTGCTCGCCCTGGCTGTAGGTGCGATACGGCCTGATGGCTGTGGCTGCAACCGGTGGGCTCTCGGTGGGTTGGCCGTTCTCAGTGCTGAAGTCGTTGGCCACAAAACCTTGTTCTCGGCAGTAAGTCTGAAGGTTCTGGGCCGGCACGAACCAATAGTCATTCCCACCTGAGTCCTGACTATTGAAACAAGGGCAGCCATTGGCCACCAGAATGTCATGGCTCGCCTCGTTGAGGTAGTAGACGTCCAGATCAAAGTCGGGCTCGTAGCCGGTGGTGCCCAGCAGCAGCGAGCTGATCACAAGGCCGTTGTTGGCTGCGGCGCCATTGAAGGCGTCCCTGACTGGCGTGCAGTCTTGAGCCAGGCCGAGAGGCACTGATCTCGTCCAGGATCTGACAGACCATTCCAGCAGGCTCCAAAGCCATACTGACTTGGGGATCTTGTGAAAGAATGGGCCACCGCCAGGGAGGTAGGGGTTGCCCACCTCGGTGTAAGGCACATCGAATCCGACCTGCTCGACGCCTCCAGTCCATCGGATGTCTGTCAGTCCATCCTGTTGCTGAGGGCTGAAGCTGGCTGATAGGAACGGCACGCTGTGGGCAAAGCTGGCGCCTCGCCGATCTTTGAAGATGTCATCGGTGCCGGCGGGTACCAGGTCGACAAACGATGAGTTTGCCGCGGTCGGTATGTAAGCGAACTGGGACGTCTTGTTAGGGCTGCCTGGGATCCTGACAGAGGCATCCACGCCTCCGGGGCCGCCCCACTTGTTTTCCCAGAAGTCTGCGCCCCAAGGCCGGTCGTCCACGCCGTTGGCTAGGTCAATCTCAAAACAGCGTACCAGCTCGAAGTCGTAGACTGAACTTGAGAAGCCCCAAGGGCCTCCAGGAGGCACGAAGGCGCGGTTTACAGCCTCGACGGTAGTCGGTGCAGCCAGATTACGCGCCGGCATCACGTTGGCCCATTGCAGCGTCACGGCGGCCCCAGGCACTGAGAGATAGAAAACTTTGGTTCCTGATGTGTAGGCCCAGTTGAAGTCAGCGCCTGCCCCGAAATTGACCGGCCGCCGATCAGTCCAGAGCGTTGTCGGTGTTGCGGTGGAGTGGAAGTTTTCAAACAGGCTGCCGACGATGATGCTATTGGTGGCTGCCTGGCACATCAGGCCCATTGGGGTCAGCGTCACCTGGCTGACCTTTTCCTCGATGATGTCGACCGCATCGTCGTAGTTGTTTAGGAATCCGGCCTCTACGGCCACCCGGCGCCGTAGGGTCCGCATTGTCTCGAAGATGGTCGGCGTGTTTCCAGCCTGCCAGGTGACGGTTCCGTTCTCGGTGGTGTACTGCACCGGGTAGTAAGTCGAGATGCTGACCGGGCTGCTGCCGATTTCCCAATATGGGGCCGACGGCGTGGTGAAGATGTTGGCGTCGATGGGGTAGATCCGGATCACACCGCGCTGACTGGTCAGGGTCAGATTGTTAGCGTTCTCGACAACGGTCAGGCCAATGGCTCTAAGGCGCTCCGGGAGGCTTTGGGTGCTGGAGAAAATCCGGATCTGATCGTCGAAAACATCGTTGTTGGCGTTCGAGTAGGTGATCCGGGCTCGCCCCCAGTTGAACACAGCGTCACCGATGGTGGTGTTTGCATTGCTGGGGTCGGCATAGTAACCGGTGTAAATCTGCCGGATATCGTAGGGCAGATGCGGGTCGTGCACCGCAAACATTACCCGGCGCCACTCAAACATGACAAACGGGTTGGCCACGTTGTTGGCCTGGGCCGACCGCTCTAAAGCCAGAAATTCAGAAGTGTTGGCAACCGCCCAGGATGGTGGGCCTTCAGCCAGGAAGGGGATGTCCCCGGTGAAATACGGAAAGAAATAGAACATCGGCGCCGGCCAGGTGCCATCTGGTTTGCGTCTGAAAGATCGGCATTGGGCAGGTGGCACTGAGTGTCTGTCCGATCCGCCATCTGGATTCTGGAGGAACACGGTCACCGTGCTGGTGCCGCAGTTGTGGACCCGCCAGCAGTCGTAACGCTGGTAAGTGTTGAGAATCCTGAACTCGGTTGGCCCTTCAAGAGCGATCTCTGCAACAGCCAGTCGGTGTTTGTGGATCCGACCAGGAGGCAGGGTTGGGGTCGATGGCCCGAGGCTGCCGCGGACGTAGGAAACAAGCCCTGGTGACGTTGAGTCGTAGCCAAGGTGCACGTTGTATTCGATGTCATTGACCGTCCTGGTCAGCACCTCGAAGGAATAGTGAATCTTGCCGACATCACAGGTAAACGGATCGCCGCCGGTGACGTATCGGTCGACATAGACCTGGCCGCCGGTGACGTCCAAGTATTTGTTCTCCAGCTTCGACAACTCGATTCTGGCTGCCTGCTGGCTGTGCTCGTTTCTCCAGTAAATTCCGATGCCTGGAATGCTTGGACTCGGCACATCGCCGTTGTCCTTAAGGCGTTTGCAGGTGTCTGGATCTGTACGGTAAACGTACCAGACGCCGTAAGGATAAAGCCCCTGCCACACACCCGATGTCGAGTTCGACATCAGAGGGCTGACGCCATTCAGCGTCCTGTAGACCTTCTGGTCAAATCGGTTGTAGAGGCTGTTCAGGTTGGCCGCCGTGAACATCTTCTCCCGGCGGTCTGTGGCAAATGGCATGGGTCAGTAGAACCAGGATTCCTCGGCGGTCTGCACTGTACTTGAGCCGACCGCAGTCTTGAGCGTCGTGCCGTTGGCATTCTGCTCGACCCGCTGGCCAGGCCCAGCGACAAGCTGGACCCGGCGCACGGCCTCGATCAATTGATTGATGGCCCGGGCATGGTCTGCCTTTAGGCCGCGCTCCGATAGCTTGGATGGCAGTTGCAGGGGCATGGCTTAAATCTCGCAGAACTGGGCGAAGATCTTGACGGGGCTGTTGGAGGCTTTGACGTACATCGTCGCATCGACCCAGGGGATCAGGATGAACTGACCGGCCGGGATTTGAAACGAGTACGGCGAGGAAGGCCCGATGGAGACCGGGTTGACTAGATCCAGGTTGACTACCAGGAGCCGGTAGGGCGTACCCAGGTCAGCGGTGAGGTCTAGGGCCTCGTCGGTCGTTCCGACCACCTGCGTCTGTTGCCCCATGTCGGTGCCGGTCATGTTGGCCACCGTGCTGTAGGACTGCGAATTGATCACGGCGCCGCCCTTGCTGGCGTACAGCCGGGCGCTCATCTCGACTTCGTTTGCCATAGGGTTGGTCGGTTAGATCTCGCAGAAGGTGGCCTGCACGGTCACCGCGGAGGTGTTGGCCAGCAGGTAGAGGGTGGCGCTGACGTAGGGGATCAGCAGGGTCTCACCGGCCGGGATCCGCATCGTGTAGGTGCCGCTGACGAAACCGAGTTCGACATAGTTGGTGTTGTCCAGGTTGCTGATCAGCAGTTTGTAGGGGCTGCTTACGTCGACCGGCACGTCGAGAGCCTCGACGGTCAGGCCGATAATCTGAGTTTGAGAGCCCATGTCGGTGCCGACCATGGTGGCGCTCTTGGTGTAGGTTACTGAGGGCAAGTAGGCTCCGTTCTTGGAAGCGTACAGCCGGGCGGTCATTTGAATTTCGTCTGCCATAGAGGTAAGTGTCGGTTGTTAGATGAAGGGGTAAACGAGAGTGTCGTAAGGGGCAAAGGTCCAAGCAATAACCTGTTCGACCTGGTTGGTCTTGGTGATCAGGCTTGTCGAATAGTTAGTTTGCTTCCAGCCCCAAGCAGTGCCAACTGGCGCCTGAATTTGTCCTGTGTTTGGGTCGATTGGGGTATTTGGAAGCATTTGGACCACTGAGAACGGAAGGTTCCAATTAAAAGCGAATGACTCCCTAGTGTAGACCGGAGGTATGCCGTTGGGAACTTGAGGCAGCCCGAGGTTGCCGCTGAAGGTTGCGATCCTGGTCAGACTGACTCGGGCCGTCGGGAAGGTGTCCTGGCCTCGGTAGAGCATCTGCCAGACCTTCTGGGCTAACGGCAGAGTCGAGATGTTGCTTTCCTGAATACCTGGTAGCCTTTCGCCGTTCTTGATGGCTGTCTCAATGATAAATCGGTAAAGCGCCGGGTTGCCTGTCGAGTTTGCCTCCTTGTCGACAGCAGGCAAAGCGAACACTGACACGTCGAGGTAATCTGTCCTGAACTCGTAGCGGATGTCGGCCAGTTCACCCACCTGCGGGATGCTCTGGTCTTCAATCGGAAGGCCTGGGTCGTAGGAGTTGCCGCCGATTGTGACGGTGGCTTCTGAATAGGGGCCGTCCTCACGGATGTTGTACTTGGCGCCCAGGGCTACCCATTGGGCTGATGCGATCCGCAAGGCATCCTTGGGGCCTTTGAATGTCAGTGTGACAACCCGCCCATTGCCGACGTTGTCGTATCCACGGCTGACTTCTACATAGGTCAGCGGCGTGTTGCTCGGAGGCGGTGTCGGAGCGATTAAGTTACCCTGAATCGTTGCCATGTTATTCGACAGCCTGAGCTGTTCTTCCGGTGTTCACGCGAACTGCTCGGGTCTCGTTGGTTTGAATCTTAATCTGGCCGACCATGGTGTTTACCCAGCCTGGGGCGGCGGGCTCAGTAAACATTGAAATTTCGCGTTTCACTTTAGAGTCAACAGTTCCAAGTCTTCCATTGTTTATCAACGGCAAGGCTTCAAACTTTTTGTCACCTACTGTGTTCATATACAAAGCGGGAATTGCTGCCGCTTGTAAATCTCTTATGTAGTCAGGGAGACCCCCACCTCTTTCCATTGCGCTAAGCAATGCGGTCAGGTTTTGAGTGTAAGTTTCAAGGAAAGCCACTTCTGGAGCTGCTGCAACTATTGACTGCCTTTTTAACTCATCAAGCCTATCTGCAAGCCTTCCGATGTTTTCGATTTCCTCTTCGTTTATCAGCTTAATTGGACCTTGCTCTGACAGTTTTGAGATAGCACCTGCTGCCTTGAAGGCTTCCTCGCCCAAGATGGCCATCATTGCTGCCTGTGTCTGGGCGCTGCTTCCTGCGTCCTTGTGCGCTTGGCCCATCCTTGAAATTAAGTCGATGTTCGAGAGGCTCTTCTCGTTTAGTTCAGTGACTGAAAAGCCAAGTGTTCTGAAGTATTCCCGGGCCTTCCCACCTTCCTCAATAGCCTTTAGGCGCTCCTGGCTGACTTTTGTGATCGACTTGGCCATAGCCTCAAACGAGACGCCTGTTTGGCCTGCGAGCACTTGTAGGCGCTGAACGTCGTCGGTGCTGATGTTGAGTTGCTCTGAAAGGTCGCCGATGGCGTCGGCTGTCTCGATCACCTTTGATGCAAAGGATCCGATGGCTGCCACCGATAGGGCGCCACCGAGTTGAGCGCCGACACTTGACCTGAATTTGTCGGTCATGCTGGTGGCTCGTTTGAGGCCGCCCTCGAATGAGCTGCCGTCCAGGCCCAGCTTTGCAATGAGTGAGAAGATGGCCATTTCAGTTCCTGATTGTGCTTTGTTCCTGAGCGTAGCGCCAGAGGGCATCCTGCTCATTGCTCCAGAGCTCGACCTGGCCGTGCAGCTCGGCATTGGTCAGGAAGAACCTTTCGGCATCGGTTACCGGCATATTGAGAACGGTCTGTTCACTGAATCCAATGTTGACCAGGCCGACCAGGATCCGTTCCGGCCAAGGCATGGTTGCCGAACGCTGGCCAGATCCAGGACGGCGCAACACCTCCGGGCAGTCTGACTGCTTGGTTATCCATTCCTGAACCGATTGGCACTGTTTGATAAGATCAGCCTTCTTAACCTTCTGGCGCATGATCCGCAGCGGCAACCACCGCAGCCAGGAGCGCATCGTCTTGACCGATTCATAAATCGGCTGGCTGCAAACCACAGCCACCTCGACAAGATCCTGGGCCGACGGGTTGCCACCACAGACGAATGGTGAGCCCATCCGATGCAGCAGCAAAGCATGGCCGACGCTGAACGGCACCAGCCGGAGCCCCATCACGACAGGACAGGGCTCGGCTGTAGCGTTCAGGATGTCGGCCAGGGCGGTCACAGGTTGGTGGCCGCGCCAGCGCTGATGGCGGGAAAGCGCTTGAGAGTGATCGTCCCGGTGGCTTTGCCGGTCTGGGTGGTCTTGATTGAACCACCGCCGGCATAGATCCATCGACCACCGCTGCCGGTGTTGATGGCGTCGGCGTAACCGGCGACATTGATCACTGGAGCGTTGGTGATCGCAACAGTCCCGTTGCCTTGAGGCAACGAGCAGCCGTACAGACGCTCGTTAAGTGCAGTGGCTGCCGTGGCATTCGTTCCAACAGGAACGAAATTGACGGTCAGGGTCAGCCGGTTGTTGTAGGTGATGTGGCCGACCACCTCGCCGTTGTTATTTCGCACCTCCTCGGTGTCGCATTCGCCGGTGATGTCGTAGCTTTCGATCTCGGGCGAGATGTAGCCGGTGACAATGAGGGCGCCGGCGGCGTCGTACATTGCCAAGGTCGCCGGTGATCCAAAGAGATATTTATTTCCGTGTACGTTAGCCATAGGTGTCTGAGGTTAGATGGTTGCGCTGCAGTAAAGGGTGAAGGTCCTGGTGAACGTCCTGGACCGATTAGAGATTGAGGATGCCCCAAAGTCCAGAGGGGCGGCGAACTGGGCCGTAAACGGGCCGCTGGCGTCGTTTGATGGCGCGTCCAGGGCAGAGGCGCCGGACTCGTCAAAGAGCGGCAGGATCCGATTGTCGAGCACCTGGACGGTGGTCAGCACAGCAGCCTCGTCGGTGTCGTCGGCAGATAACTGTAGCTCGACGGCGATCTCGATCTCACAGGTCAGATCGGTGCGCTGCATTGGCCTGGCTGAATTGGTCGAGACTACCAGGCGTGGGAAGTTGGGCATGACGTCCTGCTCGTCGGGGTCGTCGTATAGGCCGCGGCTGTAGGATGTCAGGCAGGTGGGTGTACCGGCGCCGGAGGCCGACCAGTCGGCGGCCGCCAGGTAGTCGGCCACAGCCTTCTCTGCTCTGAGTGCGACGGCGTTCATTTGATGGAGATTCCGTTGTCTTCTAAAACCTTGCCGTTAGCTAGGAGGGCCTCGGTCATGTGGTTGACCATCTCTGTTGTCTCGTCGTCCATGGCCTTCTGCATGGCGGTGTTGTAGATTTGAGATACTCGGTTGTATTGATTGTCCGCAATACCTGTACGCATTGAAACAAAAGCGGTGGGATTGAATCCTGGGACAGCCTGCACACCGTGTGCAACGGTTCCTTTGTGGACCCCCACATTCTCTTCAGGAAGACCATATTGATTGGCCATTGCAACTAAAGCGCTGTTTGTTTTCTTTGGCGCTCTGTATCCGGCAGGTTTAGAAAGCGGTTTCCATTTAGGGCTTTGAAATTGAGTGAATCCTCTGTTGTAGATTCTTATGGATTTTACCACGGCGGACCGGAGATATCCAACTGATGCGATAGATTTCTTCATCAGCGCCGAGGCTGCTGCTTTCATTCTTTTCCCGTAAAGACCGTGGCCTCCGTTTAGGTTTGCTGTTGGGTTTTTAGCGGCTTTTGCTTGAACGATAAGGTGGACTCTCCTAAGAATCCTTGAGGTTCCGATGCGCTTGCCAGTCTTCTTGGATTTTCTGTTTATGTTTCCGGCAGGTGCCCCTAAATAGTCAGCAATCCTCCGGCGCTCCTGGCCCGGGCTCTTAGGCGGCACCAGGACAAACAGCCGGACCATCAGGTAAAAGAATCGGCTGTTGACCGCCTTGTGAAGGTCACGGCTCGTCTGCAGAAGGTATGCCTTCATGGCAGCGTCGAACTTGCTGGAGTCGACCGTCATGTTGACGACAGGTCTCACCGGGTTTTCGCTCCTAGTTCGAGGCTGTAGTAGGCGCCGGAGGCATCCACCCGGCAGGACAGGATCCGGAGGGTCCGGCCTTGGTACACCAGCGTGCGCCCGACCACCGGGCGGGGCTTGCAGAAGGTCAGGGCGATGCGGTCGGTGTTCTCCTGCAGTAGGTAGTAGCCGTCCTCCTTAAGCAGCCGGGAGAACTCGGTGCCTTGGTCGAGGGTGTACAGCGTGGTGTCCATCGTGACCAGGGTGCTGTCCCAGGTCTTCCAGTCGGAGAACTTGACCAGAATCCGGGATGCTACGTTGTCCTGGAATCCACCGGGCACCGGCGTGTTGGCATCGGTGACCATGGCCGGGATGCACCGGATCGACGAGCCTTCCCAGATGAACATCGGCGCCCCCAGCATCTGCTGGAGCACCGTCATGCCCTGCTGGAGACTGGAGCCGATGATGGTCATTTAGGCGGTGAAGTAGGTGCCGGAGATTACGATGCGGCTGGTTGCCTGTAGGTGCCCGGCCAGGCTGGTCGAGTCCCCGTTGTCGTAGTGGTACAGAGTGGCGTAGGACGTGCCACCGACAGCTTTACCGATCACCGCGGTCTTGGCCTGGTTTGTGGCGTTGTCGAGCCAGATGGCCAGTGCGGCGTCGTAGGTGACTGGATCCGGCAGGCTCAGTCGAAGATCGCCGGTGGCAGCGCCGCTCACCGAGTTAATGGTCAGGTCGACCGTAAAGGTCTCGATGAATCCAATGGCCGTGTGTCGCGCCATGTTGACTGTGATCGCAAAAGTGCGGCCACCACCTGAGTCTGTCAGCGTCGGCACCCAGGTCGACGGGGCGGTCAGAGGCAGGGCGGCGTAGATCTCGTTGAAGTTGTCGTTTAGCTTCTGGCCGGCGCCCCGGAGCGTGTCCCCGGTGTTGTCGTTGGCGATTGCTCCGATGTTGATGATTTGCTGGGCCATATCAGTTTTTGGGCAGGACGTACCAGCCGGCAGGCAGCGTCACCGTGGACGGCCCCACCAGCTTCTTGTCTTTGTCGAATCCGTACACGCTGGCCTTCACCGGCTTGGCCAGCATCACCGGATCACCGGAAGGGACCAGGACCACCTTCGTCACCTGGCAGCCCAGGCAGGTCAGCAATCCGATCAGCCAGATCGCTTTTGAGGGCCTCGGGAGCTTTACCATGTTGCACATCGGTGGGTGGTGTTTCTCGGAACCAGTCGAGCAGGGCCTTTAGGATCTGGTAGATCCAGTTCACTCGGATTTCTTCTCGGCGTCTTTGGCCCAGATGAGGCCGATGCCAGCGGTCACCGCGGCGATGGTCGTGGTGATGTCCAGATGGGTGGTCGGGTCACCGTCGAACAGGGCCTTGAGAGCGCCGCCAACAGCGACCAGGATGGCACCGATGCCGGCCAGTGTGGTCTTGGTGTTTTTCATTTCTTCAGGGCTTTGTACAGGGCAACGCAGGCGGCCAGGAGGCCAACCACGGCGGACGCGAAACGAATCTGGTCAGTGAGCTGGGGGAGCATCGAGGCTCCCGTAGCAGCAGCCGATGTGGCCAGTGAGACCGCTAGGCCGTTTGTTCCGCCGCCGTGGTTGGTTGCGTCCATGTTACTCGGGTTTGGATTGTGAATATGCGGCCGCTGCTTCAAGGAGTTCCACCAGAGGAAGGCCGACCTTCATGTTGGTCACGTTGCCGGCCTTCATTCCAATGACAAGCAGCTCATAGAGTTGGTTGAACTGCTGCGGTGTAAGTTCGATCTTAATCATGCGGCAGGAGCTTCGACAACGGTGGCCGGCTCCGCAACCAAAACCGGCTCAACCTGCGGCAGCATCGGAGGCACGATCATCTCGGGTTGGGGCGGAGGAACAGGAGGAAGCCACGGCAGCGGCGGAGCGATGACCGGCGGGTTGATCTGATTCTCGATCTGCGCAGTGACGTTCGCTTCGATAGCGGTCTTATCGACTCCATTGGTGTAGCACCATCCGAGAACCTGCTGCTCGGTCAGATCCTCGTAAGGCGTGAACGAATCAGTGGGCGGAGCGAACGACGCGCTGCCGTAGCAGGTGCCGCTGTATTGATCCTGCGAGCCGTTGCACCTCCAGTCGGCGGTGATGACGACATCGGTGAGAGTGCCTTCGGTCGGTTTGACCAACAGGCGTTCGATGATCCAGAGGATGGTAATCATGGTGGTATGGATTAGGCGTTAGCGATTGTGGTGACGGTGCCGGAAGAACCACGGTATTTCAGCGCACCGGCTTCGACGTAGAGTTGGCCGCCAGTCACGTTGGCCGTAGGAGCGGTTCCGTTGGCAATCTGAATGGTATTTGCAGCGGTGGTTCCGGCAGTGGTAAGACCGACGAGCAAGTTGCCGAGGGCATCGAGGGTCATTGCTTGTACCATTGTAGCCGTAGTGCCACCTGTTCCAGATACAGCAGTGTACCACGCATGGTTCCCGCTGCTTTTATTCTGCTCGTAAAGGAGAGCGCGTCCCGTTACAATATAATTGCTATTTGTACCGTCATAAAACCAGTTCTGACCCAAATAAGTGCTATGAGTTAAACCCCCTGATATGGAGGCGTTTGCTTGCAGTTGAATTGTTTTTCCAGTCAACAGATTCCACGCACTCGGCGTAACCCCCACGCCGACGTTGCCAGCGGAGTCTACACGATAACGCTCAGTGCCTCCTGTAGTGACAGCAAACGTATCTGCCGCAGGATAGTAGATGCCAGTGTTTACGTCTCCGGTCGTTGTGAGAGAGGGAAGCAGTGCTGTGCCAGCAGCAAACGTCGAAACACCTGTCACACCCAGCGTCGTCCCCACCGTAGCCGCGCCGGTGATGGTGGCGGAGGCGAGGGTGGCGGTGCCGCCTGCTCCGAGGAGTTGATTGATCGTCGACTTCTTAGTCGTGCCGCTGGCGGCCATTGACGTATCAGAGACGTCGACGATAACCAACGGGTCGGCCGTTGGATCAACTGTTGAGATGGCCGTTAAGGCCGTAATTTTGGAGTCTGCCATATCAGTAAACGGTAAGGATGAACTTGTCGGAGTTTTCGGTTAGTAAAAGGTCGGTGCCGTCTTCCAAAGCAATTCGGTCGTAGGTGCCGAACGAGAAAACGATCTTACCGGAGGCATCTTCCTGCAGGACGAAGAACTCGTCCTCCTGGAGCATATCGCGCCGCAGGATCGGTAGATCGAAGCCACCGGCATCGCCGGAGGGCGCTCGATTGGTTCCGATGCCGATGCCAAGTCTCATGCGTTAGGCGGTGCGAGCCAGGAATGCCACGGCCTTGCCAGAGGCTAGTTGAAATTCGGTGATGTTACCGACCAGCGGGAAGCCGGCCGGCAGGGTGATGCCGGTCCAAGTCCCAGAGATGCCGGTGCCTGTGATCGAGGTGAAGACGGTCGGCTCAGCCGGAATCACGGCCGAGAAGTTGCCAGTCTGGGCAGCCGTGGTGGTCACCGGGAAGAATCCCTGGCGCCCCATGCTGTATTCCATCGAGATGTCTGCTTGAACGGCCATTTGGTTTTTCGGTTAGAGGGGAGGCTGTTAGCGTATCCAACAGCCTCCCCAATTTCGGTTTGTTAACCTTTTCGGACTTTCGGTGCCAGGGCTCCCTGTATCCACAGGATGAGCTTGCCTCCTTCGGGAACGGTCGCGGTGTTGAAGCCTTCGCGCTGGAGTGTCGCGTCGACTTCGGGACCAGAAACGAGCTTGGTTTTGCCGTTCTTGTCCACCGAGATGGTAGTTGCGATTCTCATGGGTCAGCCGATTAGGCGGTGATGAGAACCTCGGCCTGCGTGGTGTCCGCGGCCGCGGCGCCGAACATGATGTCGTAGGACGCCATGTGAGCGCGGGAGGCGCGGCTGTACCAGACAGACAGCAGGACCGAGAGGCCGTTGGACAGCTCGACCGTGCGCTGCTCCAGGAACTCGCCGGCGATCATTCCGACCGGGAGGCCTGAGGCCACCGCGATGGCGTCCTGACCGCAAACGAAGCCGGCGGTGTTGGCGATGGCGCCGGTCCAGTCGTTCTGCTCCAGGATGTTGTTGAAGCCAAAGAAACCGTTGTTCAACGGGCCATATCGGCTGTCAGGGAACGGGTTGGTGCCGGCGGCAGCGGTGAACTGACCGGAGAACATCAGGCGAGCCAGGTGGCCACCGTCGAGCAACAGCAGCTTCTGGCGGTAGTTCTTGGCCAGGGCCAGGATCGCCGGGAGGTCGGAGCTGTCGAAGTTGGCGGCCGTTCCGATGGTGGTTCCGGCGCCGTAGTTGCCGGAGGTCATGACAGCGGTCACCTTCTTAGAGATGGCCAAGGCGAAGATCTCAGCGGAGCCCTGGGACAGGTCGGAGAGGGCGAAGCCCTGGTTCAGCTCCTGCTGGGTGACCGTGAAGGTCTTGGTGATCTGGTTCACCGTCACCGAGGTGGCGGCCAGAGTGGACTGGTTAGCGGCGCCATCCTCGAAGTTGGTGGCGTTGTCGACCGCGGCGTCGCCGGTGGTGAACTTCTTGACCTGCACCGTCGCACGGGGGCGGAGGTTATCCAGGCCGACGTTGCGGGTAAAGCTGCTGATCATGGCCAGCTTGGCGCTGATCACGGTGATCACGGCGTCGGCGAGATAGTCGACAACCAAGCCGGAGGCGAAGGTGTTTGCGGCCTGGGGAGCGATCAGCGCCGACTGGCGGAGCAGTTCGCTGTGGTTCTCGATCAGGAAGCGCTGGCGCTCGGCACCGGCGCGGAGGCTCTTGTGCTTCTCCAGGAGGGGGTTGCCAAGGTTCTGGATCACCGGCCGGAGAGGCTCGGGGGCAGGGGCGGCGGTGATAGCCTTGGCGCTGATGGCGGCGGCAACGGCCTTGGCCACGATGGCGTCGATGTCGAGGGCGGACGGCGCACTAGGAGCGGCCGCCACCACGGTGTTTGATTCAGTCATGTTGTGTGGTGTCTGCTGTGATGTCGGCGCGGTTGTCGCGCCATCGGCGGCAGCGTCGGTGCTGCCGGTCGAAAGTTTGTCCTCCGGAGATTCATCCGGGGTCTCGCCCTCCTCGATTTCGAGCTGGGCATAAAGCGCTTTGAACCAATCACGGCCTGCGGCGCCTCCCCAAAGGTTGGCTGCCACGTCGGCCGGTGTGTTGGGCTCGGCTTCGAGGAAGCGCTCGTTGCGTCCCCACCAGGCGTTGGCTGTGCGGATCTTGTCCTCGGTGGGCGCCTCACCGGCCACCAGGGCCTCGGCGTCCAGGACGGTCTGCTTCTCAAGGCCATCACCGGCGAGGCCTTCGGCGTACTGCTCCAGGCCGCGGCGAAGGTTGCTTCGGACAGTCTCGGGGGCGGTCTTGGTGACAGCCCGGGGGTGCCAGCAGGCGGCGATAGCCATCTGCTCCTCGGTCATCTTGTCGGCCAGGCCGAACTGGATGGCCTCCTGGGCGGTGAACCAGGTCTCCTCTTTCATGGCAGCCCGGATCTGAGAGGTCGGGCGGCCGGTAACCTTCGAATAGATACCAGCCAGCACCTCAGCGTGTTGATCCAAGGCATCGGCCATCTTCCGCATTTCCTCCGAGGTGCCTGCCACCATTCCGGAGGGGTCGTGAATCATAAACAAGGCCGCATCGGCGATCTCAACAGTGTCACCGGCCAGGGCAATGATTGAGGCAATCGAGGCAGCGATGCCGACCACCCGGGTGGTGACGGGTGCCTGCCGGCCTCGCAGCATATTGTAGATGGCCAGGCCATCCCAGACGTTGCCGCCGGGGCTGTTGATCTCGATCACCAGAGGGCCTTGGCCGACGTCCTGCAGGGCCTGGCTGAAAGCCTTGGCCGAGATTCCGGATCCACCAAACCAGTCTTCACCGATCTGATCGAAGATCTGAAGGGTGGCCGGCTCCGAGGCCGAGGCCCGGGGTTGATAGGAAAGCCAGTTGTTGATCTTGGTCATTCTGTTTTCTTGGATCTGGTTTTCCGTTTCTTGACCACAGCGACCACCTCCTGGATGGGTTGGGCTGGGATCTCCTCGGGCATTGTCCCGGAGGGCTCCACCTCGGCTGCCATCTCGGCAGACTCCGGGGCGATTGGTTGCTTCTGGGCGGTCGAGATCTCCGAGACATCGAGGCCGTACTTAGCAGCCAGGTCTTGAATGTAGCGGGCCTGCTGCGCCTTGGCCTCCAGCGCTGATCGCCAGTCGATGCCTCGGGCGCCGTAGATCTCGTCGTAGGTTGTGACGCCAGCGGTCAGCTCAGCGAGCTGAGCCGATGAGTTGCGGCCGACGTCGACATTCGGAGCCCTGGGGGCCTGGATGGCGATCTCGTACCAGTCGTCAGGTGAGTCTCGCAGGGTGGGATCGGTACGGATGGCGTATTCCATCACATATTCCCAGATCCTACGGGCGGCCGAGGCCATCACCTGGTGACGGCTGCGGAACCACACTGACGACATATCCAGGGCGCCACGGTAGACCGTGCCCTGCATTCCTTCCGGGAACACCAGGACGTAGGGGATGCCGACGCCGGCGCACACCTTCTCGGTCAGGCTGCGCCAGTATTCGCGCATGTTGACGTTGGGGCGGTCGGCTTGGAACTGCTCGAACTCGTCCCCGGACTTCAGCACCTTGACCGTGCTGCCGAATACGTTCTCGTAGTAGGTCTGGGCGGTGCCCTGACTTCCAACCACACCAGAACGGAGGCTGCTGGCCTGCACCTCACCGGAACTGGTCTTGATCACCTGAGCCACGCTGGAGGCGAGTTTGCAGGATTCCATTTCCAGCTTCTGAAGGTCGTCCAGGTCGTGCAGGTCGTTAATGACGCACGCCACGAATGGCAGGCCGCGGAGCTGGCCGGCACGCTGGGCCTCGTAGATGTGGACGATGGAGTCGGAAGATATTGACCGGATCTCGGTGAGTTGGCCTTGGTTCGTTTCCTGCCCAATAAAGTAGGAAAGAGCGCGGCCTGTTTTGGTATCAAACCGGACTCCATCGAAGATATCCGGAGATTGATCCTGGCCGGTGGGTGTGGCCACCTGTTGAGGTTCGATGAGCTGAAGACGGGGGCGGCCCGAGTCTCCCTTGGTCAGCAGAAGGAAAGATTCGCCATCGTAGAACCATCCACGGGCGGCCAGGCTCATCAGAGTTCCGAAAGACTGCCGGGATCCGATGTCAGGGTAGCGGCTCCAGGTATCCCACCATTTCTTCGCTCGGAGATTCCAGTCGGGATTCGAGGAAGCCGGCTGCACCGAGAAGTTGCTGCCGACCGTGTAGTTCTCGAACAGGTCACCGAGGCGATTCATCACCGCGTTGTTCTGCTCGAAGAATCGGCTCTTTCGGACGATCTGCTGCCGGGTCGAGGCAGTGACGTCGAACCGCACCGAGGTGTAGCTGGTGTCCAGGAAGGAACGGCGGATCGAGTTGGACGCGCCCTCGTATCGGTCGACAGGGGCCGACCGGAACTTAGCCAGGATGTTGTCGAGGAATCCCATTAGGTCATCCCCGTTCTGATGGCGCCCTCTCGACGGAAGTTCGAGAAGTCACCGCCGTAACTGGTCACAGCGACCAGGACGACAGCCATCATTTTGTTGAAAACCTGAGTGTCGGTAGGAGCGGCGATGCCGTCCTGGCCGAGTAGATAGACCGCCAGCTCGTAGTCGGCGATCAGGCTTTCCCACATCTCGACCATCTCGGACGGGGTGGGGGCGCCTTTGCCGGGCTCTGCGAATTCGACTGAGACATCCGAGGAAGATGTCGACCGAACAACCTGGCCGGATTCAATCACCGAGGCCGCGGCAATGACCTTTGAGGTCAGGGCGGCCAGCAGTGTCGCGCCACCGAGGGCGCTGTAGACACTGCGAAGATAGGCACGCTTGATTGCGACCGTGAAAGTGAACACCTCGGGCTGGAGGCTCCCACATTATTTCACCTGTTCAATGGCTTAGCTAAGACTGGACATCGCTTGACGTAAGATCATTCCAGAGCATGACCATAGCCAGTTGCATGATCTCGCAGTCATGCAGATGGTCGGGCCACTTTTGGTTGCGCTTCACCCAGACGTGCTTGATGCGGCCGGCTCGATTGGCTTGGGGCCGCAATAGGTGCGAGTCCAGGTGTCGCCAGTAGAGGTCCGGATCAGCCACATAGGCGCCTTCGGCCTGCACACTAGGCGGCTCCTGGTGAACGCCCCATTCCCGGTCGATGTCTCCCTTTCGAAGTCTGGACAGCATATCCCGCAGGTGCTCGGTGTCGAACACCAGGAGGGGCTGCACGACGTCGGTGCGCATCGAAGAGGATGTCGACAGGCCGAAAGGGTGCACGGCGCCAGAGTTTGTCGTAAATCGGGCACCAGTCTCTCGGCCTTTGAGAGGCAGCCATCCGACCAAGGCAGGCTTTCGGAGGCCGCCTTCCGTTGGGAACCTTAGGCCGCACGGGTAGCTGATAGGGTTGGATGTGATCGAGGAATAACTGCCGCAGGCATCGTAGACCGTCTGCGTGTTGAAGCCCGAGTCGATGCCTACATCCATGTCGTGCACCTCCAAGGCCACCTGCACCCGGCGTAGGGCTGCGAAGTCATCGGCATGGCCGGCAGCCACCAGTGTGCTATTGCCGTCCTTCCATTCGCGGCAGACCCACCACAGGAACGGTGCCACGGCCTGGACGTCTGCGGTCAGGTAACGCCGGCCTCCGGTGATAGAGACAGCAGCCGATGCCTCGGGGCGCTCCTGCTGCACGTCCTGCTGCTCCCAGGGCTCGGCCAGATTGCCATTGATGAAGCCCTGAAGGCCGGCCATCGAGGATTTAGCTTCGAGGAAGGCTACGGCGAGGTGTCCCCAGGTGCACTTTCGATCTGGGCTGTAGAGGCTGCTCAGATGGTAGGATCGCACGCCGGGCATGGCATTTGGATTCTCTGGGCGCCACTGGCCATGGCGGAGGGCTGCCACCTTGTGGGCGTCGGTGATATGGCCGAGGCAGAGCTGGCAGACGTAGTGGGCGGAGGCCCGGACTTTGGCGAGGTCGTGTTTACCGTCATCGGTCTTAGCGTCGTCCCATGTCACTTGGCGCCATTCCAGTTTGATCAGCTCCCGGCAGTGGGGGCACGGTAGGTAATAGCGGCGCTGGTCCCCGCGGAGGAAGCGCTGCCAGATCCGGCCTTCGACCACGGTGGGCGTCGAGGTCATGAAGGCTTTGGAGCTGGAGAACGACTTCAGACGCTGTTCAGCTAGGTCGAGGGCGTCGGCTTCTTTGCTGGTAGCCTCGGCGAATTTGTCCACCTCGTCTGCAATCAGCACCCGGACGGGGCGGCTGGCTAGGTTGGCCGGGCTGTTGGATCCGACGAATGTCAGGGTCGACCGGGTAAAGTTTTGCTCCAGGTTGGTGATCTTGTCGGCCTCGGCCGGGAAGCATTCCAACATGGTCGGGCTGTCCTCCAGCATGGGGAGCCAGCGGGACTTCGAGAAGGATCGGGCAAGATTCTCGGAAGGCATCAACCACAAGGCCGGGCTGGGCTCGTTTGCGATTAGCCAGGCCAAACCGGCCATTAGGGTGGTGGTCTTCGAGGTCTGGGATCCCCAGCACAGCGTCACCTCGGAGACCGATGGATCTTTCCAGGCCTCCATAGGCTCGCGGGTATAGGGCCGTACCGACGTCGAGAAGGGCCCGGGGTGCTCGGTCTGCCGTTGGGTTAGGCGAAGTGATGCCTCGGACCATTCGACCACGGTCTGCTGCGGGGTCGGCTTGTAGAGGTTGCGGCGATAATCGAGCAGGTTGCGCTGGAGGTCGGTCAGGTTTTCCATGGGTCGGTGTTGTGTAGTGTCTTCAGGCAGACCTCCTGGACCCACCTGGTCAATTCACGCTCGGCGTGCTCGGGGTCGTGCGGTGCTATCCGGCCGGAAAGCTGCTTGGGCATGGCTTTGATCAGCGAGGCTACGGCGCCGTCGTGCTCCTGCATCACCCGGCGCACCCAGTCGCCGGAGACCAGGCGCCGTTCCTTCTCGGCCTGGGCGATCACCTCGTCACGGGCGCTTGTAAGGTTCTTGGCTGCCGCGGCATGAATGGCCACCAGCCGGCCAGCGTCGGCTCGACCACCGCGGAGGGCATCGACCGCCAGGTCATAGGCTGCACGCTCGATTTGCCGTTGCCTCTCGTAAGCGCCTTCTGGCGAGTCGGTAGCGGCTGTTGCGGTGTTGAGAGGGGTCTCTGCTTCAATAGGCCTGTATGGGCCTTCCTGTTCGATTGCGGGGGCTTCTGGTATTGGTGGCGATTGTATGTGTTGGGTCGTCGACTTGGCCCGGATGTTTTTCTTTCGCCAGGCATCGGCGGCCTCAGGACTATGCATCGGCATCCCCTTCGCAGCCAGTTGGGTGACGTAGCCATGCGAAACACCGGCATGCTTGGCGTATTCTCGTTGGGTCATGGCTTCAAAGCCTTTTGGATGTCAGGAGGCAGCATCGAGTCGGGCACGGTGCCGGCGTACTGCAGAGCCCGGAAAACACCGTCGCGCCTGCTGTCTTGTGGGTTGGGCACGCAATAGCCGGCCAATTGCTCGGGCGGAGTTCCGCGTTTCATGAGCCGGATGAACCAGGCCACGTTTGCTAGGCCGTATTGATCCACAAGAAATTGGATGTGATTGTTTTGCATAGATATTGTTTTTAGTGCTTGATCACACACAACGATAGGGGTCTCGCGTTCACCTGTTTCTGGGTATTATCAAAGAGATTCCTTAGTGCTATTGGGATCTACTCTTAACCTTAAGAGGTAATCCTCATGCCCTCGTGATATTATGTAAGCAATAGATCCACGAGGAACACCACAAATAGCTGCAATATTATCCAATGTAATACCACGGTCTCTTAGAACAAATGCTTTGTTGCACAACTCCGGTGTGATTGGGCTGCTTGTCTCGTCCTCGGGCTCGATGTTTGGGATAGGGTCGCCCTCGGCGTCCATCAGGGTGCCGTTTGGGTAGGACATCCAGCCTCGTTTGATCGCGAACCGCACAAGGTGTTTCGCTTCACGGAGCACTTGGTTCTGGCTGATGCTGTATTGGGTGGTCATTGGTATTTAGAAACTGGGAGATGGGTCGGAGAAGCGGCAGTACTGGCCTTCGTACCAAAGGGGCACCAGGCCGCACTCACCGTCTCGTTGTTTGGCGATAGCAATCACAGCTTCGCCCTGGGGCTGGTTGCGCTCCCTGTTGAGCAATAGGACTAGATCAGCGTCCCTCTCAATCTGCCCAGAGTCCGCTAGGTCAGTCAGGCGAGGTACCCGGCCTTTGTCTTTCTCGTTCTCTCGATTGAGCTGTGCCAATGCGACCACGGCTGTCTTCGTATCGGAGGCCACGCCCTTGAGCCTGCCAGATACTTCTGCGATCTCGTACGTCTTTTTCTCTGCGGCTTTGGATCCATGGATCTTCTGGAGGTAATCCACCAGGACCAGCTTCACGCCCCATTTGCGTACAGCCCTGCGGATTACCGCGGTGATGGTGGCAATGTTGGACACACCGGATCCTGAGATGAAATGAATCGGGCTGCCTGCGATCTTGGCCGATGCTGTCGACATGGCCTTCATGCCTCCCTGGTCGAGCTGGCCGGTCTTGATGTCCTGCATGGGTATGCTGCCAACAGATGAGACCATCCGGCGCACGATAGACTCGTCGGACATCTCCAGGCTGATGAACAGGGTCGGGATCCTTGAGTCAATGCTGGCTGCCTTGGCAATGGCAATGGCAATGGCTGTCTTTCCGATGCTTGGCCTGGCCGCAATGATGGCCAGCTCACCGAACTGGAAGCCGTCGGTCATCTGGTCGAGCCTGTGGAAGCCAGAGGTGATACCAGAAAGCTGGCCCTGCCTTGAGAATCGTTCCTGGGTCGAGTCAATGAACCGGCTGACGACCGACTTGGACGATTGGACTTCCTCCTTGGATGCCTCAACGGTGAGCCCTGCTTCGGCATTAGAGACGATTTGATCGACGGAGAGGGTGGAGACAGCGGACTCACGAATCAGACGGTCTCCAGCGGTTCTGAGATGGCGTCTGTGGTGGGCCTCTAAGACGGCCTGAGCGAATGCCGGGTAGTTCGCTGGGCTCGGACACATCTCGTCGCACTTGTTCAGAGCCTCGAAAGGCACCGGAGTCTGGCCCATGGAGCGCTTCCACTCCTTGACCACGGTGGCCATGTTGACCGGATCGCTCTTGGCAACGAGGCCTTTGGCAATCTCGAACACATGGTACAGATCGCTGTCCTGGAAAGCATCGGTGGGGATCTTGGCGAATACCTCATGGCAGACATCCGATCCACCGGACAGGCAGGCGCCGATCAGGCCAAACTCGTCGTCCTGGGCATAGTAGGGGTCGCTCATTGGTAGTCGGCGATGTTGGGTGAGAAGGTGCCGCCGGCACGGGATGTGTTGGCCCCAGATGCAAGTGAGCCCCTAGGAGGAAAGATGCCTTGGTAGTTGCTTGCAATGGAGTGGTTTACCGCAGCCGGGAACGTTTCAGCGGTGTATTCGTTAGACCATGCCTGCAAGGCTGCGGACAGCCCGATTCGCTTGTAGCCCTGTTTTCGTTCTGCTTTGTAGGCCAACCATGTTTGTACAGCGGTAAGGCATTCGTTAGTTTGGAGCTTTTCAGGTAGGATCAGGCCGAACTTAACTTCCCAAGGCGACTTCGGAGCCATTGTCTTTTCTGTCTTCTCTTCTCTGTCTTCTCTATCGGTTACCCCATGGGTTACCTGTGGGTTAACCTGATTCAGTTCTGGGTTAACCCGTGGGTTATCTGTGGGTTTCTTCGGTCGCCCACCTTTGCCTCCATTTGACCAAGAAGCAATCAGGCTTGAATTAACTTCATCCCATTGATGAGCGACAAAACACCCGTCTTCAATCCTTCCGAAGGTTTGAAGGATGGCAGACCAAAACGCGTTGGCATCACCTCCCCACTTGCAGACAGCAGATAGGATTTCCGGATTCCAGTCAGGGAATCGGTTCGTCTTTCTGGTCTGGCAATGAGACCAGAGTCGAATGATGTGGAGTGGTGCGCTTTCAGTGCCCAATAATCGGACGATCAATCTGGTTTTCCAGTGATCCAAGAAGTCGGTTTCTACGATCATGATTCAAACAGAAAACCCCACCCAGTCCGCGGTGAGAACTCCCGTACAAGCAACGGGACGTGACACGGAAAGGGTGGGGAAAAGTGGGTTGAACATGGCTTGTAGTTGTGGTGTCGGCGTTTGCTTCTCACGGCTCACGTCGACGGGCTGCTCCCTATCTGCTGTTCTGGTCGTTGTCCAGCCCTCAGTAGGCCGGAATCAGAATATCCGCCACCGCCTGGGTTAGCTTAACATCCTGGATGCAGTAGTCGATGGCTGCCTGGCGGTCGGTATTCCACAGCAGACTGAAGTCGGCGCCGCTGCCACTCTTGTCACCTAGGCCCAAGTGCCGGCTGATTGCACCGAGGCTTCCGTGCGCCCGGCTGTCTCCAAGCTGCCACACCTCGCGCAGGTCGATCACCAGATCGTTCCAGTATCGTCCCTGGCGCAGCCAGTAGGGAGGAAGGATGCGGTGCTTCCAGGAGCGCTTGATGAGGAATGGTAGATCGAAGGCCTTAATGTTGAATCCGACGAGTTTAGGCTGCCGCTCGTAGTATTTTACCAACTCCCACCATTCCCGGAGCATGGCGGCCTCGTTGCCGTCGTTCTTCAGCACCGCGGTCACCTGGTGCTCGATGCGGTATCCGATGCACAGGATCTGCCCCGAGAGAGCGTCCAAGGCTGCGTTCTTGATGAAGTCCGCGGTGTGGTTCTCCTCGGCCTTCTGAATGCGCTCGGCGATGAGGTCAGGGTTCTTAACGTTGCCCAGCTTCACGTCGGCCGGGTTGAACGGAGGGATGTTGAGTTCCGACAGTGGTAGTGGCCCGGTCTCGATGTCGAAGATGATTGTTGGATTGGCTGGCATATTGCTAAATTGCTTTCAGTTAGTAGTTGATGCGCGTTTGTCCCGATGCGCGCCCCCGGTTACCCACGAGTCCCAGCAGCAACAGGCTGCCGGAAAGTGTCAGATGTGTTTGCCGCAATGAGGGCAGACGGTCTTGGTCAATGGCTGTCTTACGGTGGGCACGCCCAGCCATTCGCAGATTTCACGGTAGGATACCCACCCAAACCCACGCACCGACCTAGGCTGCAGGTGCCCTAGGTTGTAGAGGTCGAGAGCCTCCTGGCGGCTCTTGATGGCTAGGCTTTCGAGGATGTTGAACGTCCTGGTCGAGAACGGGAATCCCCACACCCGCAGGATCTCCTCGTGCTTCTGTGCTGCCTGTTCAATCTGGTTGATCCGCTGGCGGCTGAGGTTAAACCGTTTGCCGATCTCCTCCAGGGTGCAGCCCTCCGACCGTAGTCGGACCACCTCGGGCACCATATGGATCAGCTTCATCGTGGGTTTGCGTGTCTTCATGGCTTAGAAAGGCACGTCGTCAAAATCGGGCTCGTCGGCCTTAGCCAGCTCCTCAAGGCGCTTGGTAACCGCGGCAATAAGCGCGATGTCGTCAGGCGTCTTTCCGCTGGAGACCTTAGCCTTGGGCAGCCAGTGCTCGGCCAGGCCGCGCACAGCGTCAGGCGTTAGCTCGGAAAGCGGGACTCCCCTGAACTTGCCGACGTGGACCTTGATGTCTGCAATCTTAACCGGCGCCGCAGTGGCTGGCGTCACGATCTTGGTTTTGTCGTCGTCCCGGGGAGGCCTATCCTCCAGGCGTACCCACAGGCCCGATGGCTTCAAGGCCTCCCCACTCTTGTGGGGCATGATCAGCTTGATGTTGCTGAACGTCTTGGTGCCGTCCCGAGACTGCTCGTGAACGATCACCACGGTGGCCGGCTTGCCGATCAGGCCGTCGAGGTTGAGGCTGACGGTCTCCTCGGGGGTCAGTGCTCGGCCGTGCCAGTCCTTGAGGAACTTGGTCAGGCCGGCCTTCTCGTGCAGGCTGGCGGTCATTGGCGCCGTCATAACCACCCAGGGCTGCACCGGGTTGCGTGACTGGTCGATCAGATCCAGCTCGAATGCGATCTTGAACTTCTGCTTGGTGCCGTACTCCGTCTCGTAGGCTTTAAGCGGAGTGATGTCGACACAGACCGCTCGGCCTGTGTACTCGGGGCACGGTGTGAATGTGCCGCCGCTTGGTTTCGTTGATACTGTGATTCCCATATGTTGCTTCGTGTTTGTGTTGTTGTTGTCTACTTGGAGGCCTGTTTTTCAACCTCCGAAAGTTGTTTTGCCATGCGCTGGTACTGCGCCCAGTAGTCGGGCCATGCGTTCTTAATCTTGCGCAGGTTCTCTGGGTCGGCCACCAGGGCTGCGGCACCCAGTTTGCGCACAAACGAGCCGCCGTACTCCATCATCGTCTCGATGACCATGCGATCGTTCACTTGCCGGCCTTTCCCCGCTTGCGCCGCCAGTAGCTGACGTCATCGACCTTGTAGTCCCGGGCCGCCTTGTAGATCGCGCCGGCCTGCTGCTTGCTGATGCAGTAGACGCCGTCGCCCTGCTTGAGTTTCTTGGCCACTGTGT